GTCACCATACGCTTTAGTCGTATGTCCTACCGATTTCCACTGGGGAAAACATGGTTGGGAGGATGAAGTCGGTGAAACATATAACTTTGAGGAGGCACGAAAGCGTCTAATGGAAAAGACCGAGAGCCTTGTTAGCAGAATCCCATCTGCTCCCGAAAAAATCTATGTCGGTGCTGGTTCAGATTGGTTCCATGTTGATAACGACATTGGAACTACTACTAAAGGCACACCGCAAGACATGGCCGGAACTCCGGCACAGATTCTTATGCAGGGATGCGAGTTAGCAAGGCAACACATTGACCTTTTGCGAACTGTAAGCGATGTCGAACTTATCTTCATGGGTGGTAATCACGACAGGCACACTTCGATTATGCTTATGCTTTACTTAGAGGCATACTACAAAGATTGCGAAGATGTATCAGTTGTAGTTAGTCCGCACATTAGACAGTATGTGCCCTACGGTAATAACCTTTTGGGATTCACACACGGCGATGGTAAAGTAATGAATAAACTATCCTCTCTTATGGCGCACGAAGCGCGTAAAGAATGGGGTAATACTGTGAATCATCTATGGTTTCACGGACACTTACACCACCAACAAATGCGCGAGGTGGGCGGTTGTATAATAGTGCAATTGCCGAGCCTTGCTGGCGAAGACAGATACCACAGCCGCAACGGATATTCGATGAGCCGTGCCGGTCTATCCGCGTATATGATAGACAAAGAGGCAGGTCTTATCGGTAGTTTATTTGCACCGGTGATACATGATGAATAAATGGACTGCGGCTAAGTGTAATTGGTGCGGGTGGGCAGCCCCTCGCATGATGTTATCTAAGGCCGAATCAAGAGTTTGTCCTCATTGTGGAAAAAAGGAGTTGAGGCCGATATGAGTTTGAAGCAAGACTTAGCGATGGAAAGGTCGCGTAGGTCGGTCAAGTATTTCTATGAATGGTTGGGCTACACATGGGGAGAGCATATCGAAGAATGGATGGATATTTACAGCGACCGCAAAGGCGCAGAAGTTCATAGGGTCTGTGTGATTGCACCGAGAGGCCACAGTAAATCAACTACTCTTAGGGTTAAACTACTTCACCAATGCCTCTTTGAGAAGTGGAACAACGATAGACCTTTTACCTGCTGGCTAATATCTGCGAGTAAGGACACAGCGATTCGCCGTCTGCAAGAAATAAGGGATGACCTAAAGCGACACCCGCAACTATCACGATACCTTGACCCGAAGAAGGGTAATAAGACTGAGATTCACTTTACAAATGGCGCATGGATTATGGCGACATCTGTTGGGTCTGCGATTCGTGGTGAGCATCCCGCGTGTGTAGCATTTGACGATGTGTTGGTTGATTCTGACGAGATGAACCCAAAGGTTCTGCAACAATGGTTTAGAAAGGCTATCACACCTATGCTTGACCCGAACTCATCACTTTATGTTGTCGGCACGCCAATGTCTATGACTGACCTATACCACACGGAAATGCTCGATAACCCGACATGGAAAACAGGCATTTGGTCTGCGATAAAAAACTATGATGAGTGGAAAGCATCGGGCGAAACAATACAACCCGTGCCTCTATGGCCCGAACATAGAAGTCTTAACTATCTGATGGAACAGAAGCAAGCAATTGGTGAATTGGAGTTTGCACAGGAGTTCTTATGCCGAGTGGTTGATGACGACTCATCCGTTTTCCCAAACAATCTCATTCGTAAGAATCTTGACTTAGACATTACACTTCAAACAGAAGTCCTACCTAACAACAGATATGTTCTCGGCTTTGACCCATCGCAAGGGTTGGGGCAAGATTACACAGTCATTGTGGTTCTTAGACAGGATGAACAGGGCTTCGTGCATTTCGTAAATATGTGGAGAAGAAATGACTTTCCACCGGATAAGCAAGCAGATATGCTTATCGAGATGTCTAAAAGATATTCAGCACCTGTCGCCGCAGAAGATGTGGGCTTTCAACAGTTATACGACACGCTGATACAACAGAAAGGCGCAGTCTTAGATTACAGGCCGAGTAAGGTTAGCAATAGGACACTTAAGCAAGGACTTCTTAACCGTCTGCGCGTGTGGTTTGAGCGGGAGTTAGTCTGCTTTCCTTACGGCAACGATGAAACACGAAGGATGGTCGAGATTATTCTTGACGAACTTTCAACACACGCATGGCGTGATGGGATAATTGCGGATTTAGGCCGACATAACGACACAGTAATGGCGTTTGCACACGCCATAGACCAATTCACTTACAGGACACCCGATATGCCCGTTGTAATGAAAACAATGAAGGGCGGAGAATGGATGGGCGGTAGCACAAAAGGACTACCCCGCCAAAAATCGGGAGTGGGCGGAAAAGTAATCAACAGGAGAGGATTTTAAGTGGCCGGACCAATGCCGAGAAAAAAAATGTATAGACACCTAATCGAGAAATTAATCGCGAGTAATTACTTTGACGATTGGCGAGCATCAACAGAAGTCTGCGTGAGAGTCAATGAAAGAGTGCCCGTGCGATGGACTCAACTCAACCCATCAGCAGTCCATAGGATTCTAAGAGAGTATGACTTAGAAGAAAGGTTCGTCTGGAATAACGGAGTAAAAAGTATGCTTCGTGAATGGAAAAAAATTTAAAAAAATTTTCAAAAAAATATTAAAAATTGCGTAAGGTGGTAGGCTAAGGGTATCGCCGTATAACTGCTATTTTTGGCGGTCAGAAATGAACACCCGCCCCATGAAATGAGGCGGGGTCATTTCAGAAATCAGAACAACGATACATCAAAGTTGAGCCTAAGCAACTCTCGCTCTTTATCTTCATCCTCATGGATATACGATTCAGCGTAACCCTCTCTTACATCATAACATAGAACAATGACGTTTGTTCCGTCATCAACTTCTTTATGCCTTTGAATAATATCCTCTAATTCTCGGACATTGGTAACTGCATAACCGCCTTGAGGCATGGTTGGCGCTTCTGAGCCTTCTGTGGGTGCTTCTGAGCCTTCTGAGGGTGTTTCTGAGCCGTTGAAGTAGTGGAAAGCCTGCTTAGTGGCTACGGGCACTTCTGACTCCTGTATGAACGACCAAATCGAGCGTTGTTGATTTCTGATACCCATAGTTAATGCCTGATAGTAATCATCTTCTGAATAGTAGTCTGACGGGTCTATGTGATAGACTCCCTCATCATCTAACCAATAGCCAACGTAGTCGTTGTTATCGAATATATTTGCACACTCGATGAGTAGGGTTCTCAAGTTCACGGGGTTATGTGTAGTTCTCCATGAGTTAGCCATCGCGCCAACTTGGAACCCGTCATCGGGGTTATGTGGTGTGAGAGTGAGGGTTTCAATCCAGCCATCACCTTGAGCGATGGTCGCCCTCTCCTCTCCTCGCTCGACACGATAAGTCGCGCCCTTGAACGAGTCAGTCTTCTGTTCATCTCCTATTATGGTTGTTTGTTGGACCATGAACCCGCCTATATTGAGGCCATATATAATAGCCGAAGTGATGCACCTATGAGCAATTTACCGCCAGCCTTATATTCTCCTGTGTTATCTCGCATGGGGTTTTATGTTGAGGGCGTTATGTGCGAATATGGGTTTATTTGGTGGTTTTGTGGGTTTTGGGTTGTGTTTTTTGGTCTTGGGGTCATTGGTCGCCGATTTTGTAATTTTGAACAGGCAAATGCTCGAAATGGGCCTTTTTTTTACAGATTTACAGATAGGCAAGACTATATACCGCCTGCTATGTCGGGCCGTAGGGCCGGCGGCCCCTATATTTGGTGAGTGAGATTACTATAAGCGAAAGACTATAAGCCGACAGCCCACCCACTATGGGCTTTTTATTTATGCGAGGGGGCGTGTGAGAACCCTATGGGCGAAACTTTATAGGGTGTCTGTGATACGTTGAGTATGATTTTGTCCGGCGGCTAATCGGTGCAGTTTTTACACCACTTTACTTTTTACACCGAGTGTAAAAATAAAATAAAGTAAAGTAAAAATAAAATAAAACCAAAAATGCCCCGCCCCGAAGGGCGAGGGCTTTGGCTTTCAGTTTTCGATTTTGGACAACATTTCGTCAATCAACTTTGCGTTGATGATTTGTTCGTTGCATTCATCGAATGCGGCTCTTACCATACGAGTTACCCATCTAACACGGGCAAGAGCGGCAACATCTCCTTCATAGTCTTCGGCGATATCGCCGTTTTCTAATAGGTCGAGAATGTGCGACCAAACATCTATATCTTTAGCAACCAGATTTTCACCCCCCTTCGTCTATACCTTTCAGCAATCCATCCGAGTCGGTTTCCCCTTATAAGGTTTGGGATAGGGGGCTTTCGCCCCCCATCCACTTATCTTATGTTCAGTATTCGTTGAAGTCCGGCCACACTTCTTCGATGTCCGGTAATTCTTCGGCTGCTGACTTCTCAATCCATAGGCCCATATCACAATCTGAGCATAGGCAATATACTGCCTCTAATCCATGCGATTCAGCATCCGTCTTCATCCAATGGTGTTTGCCTCTTGTCTGATATACAGGTTGATTTAGTATGCCTGTAATCATAGTTCTCTTATCGCCACGCGGGAAGATTTCACCTAATGCGCCCTTTACCACGCTTATGCGGTTCTTCTCGCAGACGGGGTAATCATCAAGCGAACTGATTTCAGTTTGCCTTCTGAACTCCCTCTCGTCATATTCTTTTATCCATTCTTCGTAATCCATTTTTTCCTCTCCTTTTTTTCTTTACCGTTCCGTGCCCCCCCTATGGGGGGCATCCCCCCATAGGATAGCCATCGGATATATACCTGCCGACTCTATGCGTCATTACACGAAATCACCCGAAGGGCGGAATCTTTATAGACCTACGGCCATACGTTGAGGATGATTAGGCCGAGCGCGATTTTCGGAATCGGAAACAGACGACTTCGCAACCTTTATAGTGTGTCTGCACTACGTTGAGGATGATTGAGCCGCGCGCGCCGTGCGCGATTATGAATAATTTACCCCGCCCCCGAAGGGGCGAGGATTTTGGCTTTCTCAACAATAGTCGCCACAGTAAGGGCAGAACGACCACATAGCACACGAAGGGTGCAGCGAGCCTTTACCATCACCATGAAGCACTAAGTCTTTCATATCATCACAACAATAATCATCATCGTCTATATCATCATCTCCGGTGTTCGCGTATTTGCTTACAACCTTCCGAGCGGGTTTCCCCTTATAAGGTTTGGGGGAGTATATTGTAGGTATCAGCCCC